GTCGCCAGGTCGGCCTCGACGCCACCGTCGGCCTCGACGACACCGTCGGCCTCGACGACACCGTCGCCAGGTCGGCCTCGACGACACCGTCGCCAGGTCGGCCTCGACACCGTCGGCCTCGACACCGTTAAGCCGGTCAAAACGCCGCGCGCCTGGTAGCACGTCACAGAAACGCCGTTCTGACCCGTACAGGCCCATCCCAGGCGCCGCAGCATTCCCCCCACATGCCACCCTGTCAGAGCCACCTAGCGACCCCGTTCCAAGCCCCCTAAAGCCCATTCTAAACCGCCCATCAACCACCTCATTTGACCAGGTCTATGTCATTGTTCTCATGACACTAACAGACCAAAACAATTGTCACCGTTTGCCATACGCGCCACAAGCCCCACAGAAGCCCCAGGATGGCAGCCTGTCATTCCATGTCAGTTGCACCCAGGCGACCCAGCGCCCCGCCTACAGCCCCCCTTCTAGGCCCGCCAACGCCCATGCCTGATCGAGGGTGCGGGTGGTCGACAATGACAAAAAGCGACAATACCCCTGTTTGGAAAAGTTAACCGATCCCACCTCAAAATGCGACAAACCCATTTTTTGACCTATTCACAAAACGCATGCCAACACCGCACAAACGCATACCGCCACCACGCCACCGCACAAACGCATACCGCCACCACGCCACCGCACAACCGCATGGCGCACCCCGCACCACGCCACCCTCAAACAGGCGCTAGAAAAAAGACACCCCCCCACCCCCTTTCGAAAATGGGTCCCATCAGGGACCGTCTAAAGGCCGGTCGGTATTTTTGAAAGTTTACCAACGATTTTTTTACGGAAAGAAAACGCCGCAAACCTTTCTTAAGACATGCTCGCATTTTGGTTCGGTTTAGGATACAGGGCAGCATCCACTTGTTTTGTGAGGCATTTATGGCTGAAAAACAAAAACGGAAAAAGATTATTGAGATAAACAAACGACCGGCACATCGACCTCCTGCGGGGGAGGGCATTAGCGACGAAGAATTTGTTGCTGCGTGGTTTTCTGCTGGGTGCAGTGCAACCAAGGCGTCGGAGGCGTTGGGTATACAGGTTCGCGGTCTTTACAAGCGCCGTGCCAGGATGCAGGCCAATGGAATAGATTTGCCGGGAATTTCGCTTAATCCTGGTTATTCTCGCGCCAAGTGGCACACTCCACGCAACATTGACGTGCATGTTGCTCCTGGTGTGGTGCTTATTGGATCTGATGCTCATGTTTGGCCTGGGGATCCGTCGCCAACTTGGCGTGCGTTTTGTGAAGTGGCGCACATGCTTAAGCCTGCTGTGATTGTGTTGAATGGCGACATGATTGATGGTGCGAGCATTAGCCGTCACGCTCGCAGCCCTGGCAGAGCGCCTACGTTGTCTGACGAAATTACGGCTTTGCGGGAATGGCTTGCGATGCTTCCGTCTGGTAGCGAGCAATATTGGACGCTTGGGAATCATGATGCGCGAGTTGACAATTATCTTGCGGCCAATGCGCCTGAATTGCAGGATTACGCGGGAAGTTTGACAGATAGGTTCTCTGATTGGGCTTTTGCTTGGCAAATTACGATCAACGACATTGTTGCAATCCGCCATAGATTCCGATCGGGTATTCACGCCGGATGGAACAACGCTTTGCATGCTGGCATTTCGACTGTGACGGGACACACGCATCAGCTTGATTGCAAGCCGGTTGTTGATTTGCGTGGCACGCGGTACGGGATTGAGTGCGGCACGTTGACGGATCCGTCTGGGCCGCAATTCCAGTATCATGAGGGTGCGCCGAGTCGGGCGCGGCCTGGTTTTGTAGTTCTTACGTTTGGCGAAGATGGTGTATTGCGACCGCCTGAAATAGCTGAATGGATGGGAGGCGTCATTTGGTTCCGCGGTGCCAAATGGGGCCAACCATTAAGCAGGGCTTAATAGTTGGCCTTTCCCTTGCCGCACCCTGCTCTTGCGAGCCCACCGCACAGCTTGGCGTTATGGTTTGTCTTGACTTTGAGGTTGGATGTTGCCACGTCGGCGGTGTAGCGTTGTGGGCAAGGCGCTATAGTTATATTTGGCGCATTGGAGCGTTGTTTTCATGGGTTCAAGTTACACTCCCACTGCCGAGCAGCGTCGTGTTGTTAAGCGGATGGCTGCTTATGGCGTGCCGGTCGATCAGATTGCCCGTTCTTTGAACTTGGGGCTTTACACAATAAAACGTGAGTTCAAGAATGAGCTGGAGATGGGGACGATGGATGCCACGCTGGACGTGGCAGACACTTTGCTGGCGATGGCAAAGAGTGGGGCGCATCCTGCGGCGACGTTTTTTTGGTTGAAGAACCGCGCCGGTTGGAAAGAGGCTGAGAAGGATGCAAACAGCAATGCGGCCTTTACGGTTAAGGGCGGCTTGCCGGATCAGAAATAGTGGCTGAACGTGAAATTTTCCTGCCGACTTTGCACAAGGGGCAGGTTGCGGCGTTCAAGATGCCTGGCAAATACAAGGCGATACGGTGCGGTCGTCGTTGGGGCAAGTCTGTAATGGGCATCACGCTGGCGTGTGATGCAGCAATGAAAGGTCAATATGTTGGCTATTTTGCGCCTTCGTATAAGTATATTTCGGAGATATTTACTGATTGTTCGGATATACTGTTGCCCGCTAAAGAGTCGTCTTCAAAGGTTGAGGGCGTTATTCGGTTAAAGACAAAAGGTCGTATTGATTTCTGGACGTTGGAAGATGAGCGTGCGGGTCGATCCAGGAAGTATCATACTGTTATCATTGACGAAGCGGCGTTTACGAAATCCAACATGTTCAACATATGGACGCGAGCTATTAGGCCGACGTTGTTGGATTATGGTGGTCGTGCTTGGGCGTTGTCGAATGCCAATGGCACGGATCCTGAGAACTTCTTTTGGCGCGTTTGCAATGAGCCTGAGTTGGGGTTTAAGGAGTTTCACGCTCCGACGCACACAAACCCGTATTTGCCGCCAGAGGAGTTGGAAAAGTTGGAGCGTGAAAACCCTCCTTTGGTTTTCAAGCAGGAATATTTGGCTGAGTTTGTAAATTGGTCGGGTGTTCAGTTTTTTGCGTTGGAGGACATTTTGACGAATGGCTTGCCGGTGCAGCCGCCTGTGCATTGTGACGCTGTGTTTGCTGTGTTGGACACGGCTGTGAAGACGGGTCGGGACAACGATGGCACTGCGGTGGTGTTTTATGCTGTGGACAAGTTGTCGCCTCATCCTGTGACGATTCTGGATTGGGATATCGCGCAGATCGAAGGTGCGTTGTTGGAGACGTGGTTGCCGAGCGTGTTTGATCGTTTGGAGGATTTGTCTAAGATGACTGGCGCCCGGATGGGATCCTTGGGCGTTTACATTGAGGACAAATCGACGGGCCAGGTGCTGATTCAGCAGTCTTTGCGTCGTGGGTGGCCTGCCCAGGCGATTGACAGCAAACTGACGTCGATTGGCAAAGACGAGCGTGCTGTGAGTGTTTCCGGGTATTTGTATCGGAAAATGGTGAAGCTATCGCAGCATGCTTACGATAAGACGGTGACGTATAAAGGGCATACTAGGAATCACTTTTTGAGTCAGGTTTTAAATTTTCGCGTTGGTCAGGTTGGCAATCACAGAGATGATGATTTGTTGGATACTTTGACGTATGGTATTGCCTTGGCGCTAGGGAACAATGAAGGGTTCTGATATGGACGCGGCTTCCCGGCTTTTAAATGCGTTGACGGATATGGGCGTATATTTTCCTCCTCATTGGCTGCACAAAGCGTTGAAAGACGCTGGTGTCGTGTTGGTGGACAATGGCGGGAAAGCTGTTGCTGATCATTTGGCGCAGCATCGTAAGCTTGGCAGTGAGGTTGTTTGATGTCCACGATTGCGATTTCCGGTTCCAGCATTAACGGGTCTTTGCAGCAATTGCTGATGGCGGATGAGATTATCCCTGGCAGTGACGCTTCGTATCAAATTTGCAAAACGATTTACTCGTATCATCCTCTGGGTCGGAAGATGGTTGATTCTCCTGTGATGGTGGCGCAGAGCCAGCGTCGGGCGATCAGTATTGCAAATGCGCCTGAAAACAGGGTTCGTGAGGCTTTTGAGGCTGAGTGGCAGCGGATTAATGCTGACGCTTACATTGCCCAGGTTGCTGGCATTGCCAGGATTTATGGTGTTGGGTCTTTGGTTTTGGGTGCGACAGGCATTGCTCCCGACAAAGAGATCCCGCCTGAGAAAATGGCTGACTTGCCGCTGTATTTCAATGTTTTGGATCCGTTGAATACGGCTGGGTCTTTGGTGTTGAACCAAGATCCAAATGCGCCTGATTTCCAGAAGCATACAATCATCACGTCTGCAGGCGTGGCATATCATCGCAGTCGCACTGTTGTGCTAATGAATGAGCGCCCGTTGTATATTGAATATACGACGTCGGCGTTTGGTTATGTAGGTCGGTCTGTGTATCAGCGTGCGTTGTATCCGTTGAAATCGTTTATTCAGACGATGGTGACGGATGACATGATTTCGCGGAAGGCTGGCTTGATTGTGGCCAAGTTGAAAGCGCCTGGGTCGATTATTGACAATGCCATGCAGCGGTTGGCTGGCATGAAGCGTCAATTGTTGAAAGAGGCTGAGACCAACAACGTGATGTCGATTGATATTTCCGAGGACATTGAGTCTTTGAACTTGGAGAACATCGAGGGTGCCGGGACGTTTGCTCGCACCAACATTTTGAAAAACATTGCCACGGCTGCTGACATGCCAGCGAAGATGCTGGAGAACGAGACGATGGTTCAAGGCTTTGGTGAAGGCACCGAGGATGCAAAGAACCTGGCGCGGTTCATTGATGGCATCCGTGAATGGATGAATCCGCTGTATCGGTTCTTTGATGAGATCGTGATGCGGCGTGCTTGGAATGAGGATTTCTACAGCATCATTCAGCGAGATTATCCTGAGTATGAGGGTGTGAGTTACACCGATGCTTTTTATCGGTGGAAGAACAGCTTTAAGGTTGAATGGCCGTCTTTGCTGCGGGATCCTGATTCGGAGACGAAGGCAGAAGAAGTGCGTCAGAAAGCTTTGATTGCAATGATGGAAGTGCTGTTGCCGCATATGGATCCGGACAATCGGGTGCGTGTGATTGAATGGGCAATCGACAATGCCGGTGAAAACCGCATTCTATTTCCGCAGCCTTTGGTGTTGGATGCCGAGGCTTTGCGTGATTACGAGCCTCCGATGGAAGCGTTGCAGGGTGCGCCTACGCCGCCCAGCCCGTTCTCTTCGTCGGTTTAGAGACGTATGTCGGGGTTGCTGCGCCGACATACTACTGCTGGGCGGGGCGGGTCTCCTCCCCTAGCCCCGTCCAGCGGGCCGGTAGACGACTCTGATGAGGGTGCTGCTCTGCGGCATATCTTTGAGCACAGGGCGCGTGCAGAGGCTCTACGGGCGCAGCGTAATGGCGTTATGGATGAGGTTGCGGCCTTGCGGGCCGAGGTTGTGGCGGCTGGCACGATGTCTGGATTTGAAGTTCGGTTCGTGGCTTTGTTGGAGCGCCTGGAGGGTTTGAACGAAGAGATTGAACGGACGGGTCAATGAAAGCGTCGATGACGTTTTTTGAAGTTATCACCGCGGCTGTGAATGACTTCGTGCAGCACGGCTATGATTCGTCTGAGCGTCTTGAGTTCTGGATGCAGCAGATTGCCGAGGCAGCTCGTCGTGACATGGTATCGCGTGGTTTCCTTGAGGATACTTTGCGGAAACACTTGCACACGCTGTATCAGAAGTATGTGGATCGTGGCGGGTTGTTGAAGAGCAATCCTGGCGTGTCGCAGTTTACGTTGGAAATGGCGAAACCGCAGCTTCGGGCTGAACTGGATCGTCGTATCTTTGCTTCGGCGCAGTTGATTCAATTAAATCGTGAGGCGTCGATTCAGCAGACGTTGCAACGGTTCAGCGGGTGGGCGACCTCAATCCCGGTTGGCGGATCTGACGTTGTTGAGCGTGTTGAGACAAAGCGTGCGATACGGAAATCTTTGACGAGTTTGCCGTTTGAAGAGCGCCGGGTGATCATTGATCAGGGCCACAAGTTCGCTGCGGCGTTGTCTGAGACGGTGGCGCTTGCCGGTGGCGCTTTGTGTGGAATTTGGCACTCTCATTGGCGCCAGCAGAATTACAATTACCGCGAAGATCACAAAGATCGTGATTTGAAAGTGTATGCAGTCCGCGATAATTGGGCTTTGCAAAAAGGCTTGATGAAAGCTGGGTCAGCGGGGTATACAGATGAAGTTACTTCGCCTGGTGAAGAAGTTTTCTGCCGGTGTTGGCACCAATGGATTTATTCTTTGGAAAGTTTGCCGCCTGATATGCTAACTGCGAAGGGTGAAGCTGAACTCAAGCGAGTTCGGGAGATCATTCGTGCGCGAGGGTGAGCAAATTGAGCGTTTGACGCGGATTTTGATGCGTCGGTCGGCGATGACAAAGGTTATCCCTGCAGTCCGCAAGGATACGCCCGCTCAATTGGTTGAGCGTGTCGAAGGAATTGTGCGGCGGATTTCGAGTGAAGATCCAGGTGGGTTTTCGAGAGGGAAACGATGATTAAAGCCGCTGGCATCATGTTCATGACCGACGCAGGCGAGACGTTGCTGCTGAAGCGGTCTGATGCCGGTGATTTCGGTGGGTATTGGGACTTCCCTGGTGGCAAGCTTGAGGGCGATGAGACGCCTGAAGAAGCTGCTGTCCGCGAATGCGAAGAGGAGACGGGCCATGTGCCCGATGGTGTTCGTGAAATATGGACGCGCCGTATTTCCGAAGGTGTTAGCGGTTGCGACTACACGACGTTCATTCAGCGAATTGAGGAATCGTATATCCCTAAATTGGATGGCGATCACACGGCGTATACTTGGGTTCATGTGTTTGATATGATCAACCCCAAGTCGATGGAACCTGAGTTTGGTCCAGAGGTAGTGCGCTAAATGGCAGTCGTTCCAATTCTTGGAGATATTCACCCCGGTGTGTTGGTTTCTTTGTCCCGTTTGGGCATGGACGAGTTGGGTGTTGCCCAGGCTATTCGTGATGGCGAGTTGGTCAGTCCGCAGCAGTATGAGAATGTGGCGTTGTTTGCGCTGCGTATTACAGGCACTGGCGTGGCGTATCGAACCAAGCTTGACGAGTATGTTTATCGCAAGCCCGACCTATATTTGAACCAACATTTTCTTGATCGATGCAATGGTTTGCCAGTGATTTGGGAACACCCGGATACGGGAAAACTAAACACTGAAGAATTTCTTGATCGTGTAATTGGCACCATTGTTCTTCCTTACATTAAGGGCGAAGAAGTTTGGGGGATTGCCAAAATTTATGATCAAGATGCTGCGCGTGCGATGGAATCAAAACAACTTTCCACTTCGCCTGCTGTTGTTTTTCGTGCTACTGATGGAAACCAGCGCGCAACTTTAGAAGACGGTTCTGCTTTGTTGGTCGAAGGCAAGCCGAGTCTGCTAGACCATTTGGCCATCTGCGAAGAGGGCGTCTGGGACAAAGGTAGAGACCCTACCGGAGTCGAGCTTCCAACAACCACTCCTGAGGGTTCTGACATGCCAGAAATGGAAAAAGAAATGCCTGAAAAGCGAGACGATGCCGAGCACAGCGGCGGAAATCTTGACCGTCTTCTGAAGGGCGTTGACGCGATGTGCGATCGCCTTGATGCGATGGAAAAGCGCATGGACTCCATGTCGCATCGCAAAGATGACGACGATGACGATGACGACAAGAAGCACCGCAAGGATGCCAAGGGTCGCCGTCATGATGACGACGATGACGATGACGACAAGGCGCATCGCAAGGATGCGAAGGGTCGCCGTCATGATGATGACGACGATGACGACGACAAACACGCCGAGATGGGCGAGCCCAAGGAACTTGCTGCCGACAAGAAGAAGGCCCGCAAGGACGACGACGATGACGATCGCGCCCGCAAGGACGGCAAGCGTCACCGCAAGGACGGCGAAGAGACGACGTTCAAGAAGTGGGCCGAGGAAGAGGGCAAGGAGCCCGCTCACAAGGCTGATGACGACGATGACGACGACAAGGGCAAGCGTCACCGCAAGGATGACGACGGCGTTGCTGGCAAAGCTGCCAGTGAACTTGCCAATTGGCGCCATCACCGCCGTCTTGACGATGACGACGATGACCGTTCTCGCAAGGACTCGACCCGTTCCATGGACAAGCACATCGCTGCAGAAATTCGGCGCCTTTCCGAGTCCGTTGCTCGCATGCCCAAAAGCATGTCGGATGCCGACTATGCTTCCATGGCTGACCATCAGGCCCGTGCTGACAGCGTCTACGGCGCTTTCGGTGAGCGTGCTCCTGCTCCGCTGCAGGGCGAAGCTCTCGGTTCCTACCGCGTTCGTCTTGCTAAGGGCGTCCAGAAGCATTCTAGCGCCTGGAAAGACGTCTCTCTCCGTGATCTCCCCGGCACTGCCTTGGACATCGCTGAGGCTCAGATCTACGCCGACGCGCAGTCTGCGGCGAAGAATCCGACCGACGTCCCGATGGGCCAGCTTCGTGAGATCCGTCGCCGTGATGCGGCTGATCGCGTGATCACCGAATTTGTTGGCGAGCCGAACTCTTGGATGGGTGCTTTCCGCACTCCCGCCCGAGCGATCAGCAAGCCTTTCTTCCGTCCTCGCGCTGGGGGTTAATGAACCATGGCCAATTCAGTTTCTTTCAATCCGAATCTTACGACCACCAACATTGGTGGGTTCAGCACCGCCTCTCACGGTCTCGTTCAGGGCGTTGCCATGGACGATCCCGCCATTCGCAACCTGCTTTTTGGTGGCATTCTTTCCACTGCTGAAGTTTACCCGATGTGGGGCGGCGTTGGTGTGTATGCCAACGTTCCGACTGCGTATGCCAACACCTCCTACGGCAGCGAACTTGGCTCCGTTGTCGGTCGCGGCACAACGATCTCGGCCAATGCTTCGGGCAAGCTTATCGGCTTTTCGGTGTTCAATCAGGCCAGCAACTGGATTAGCTGGCCGCAGTCGCCGGTTCCGACCGCGGCTGGCGGCATGATGGTGCCGTATTACCTGCTTGGCAGCGAAGCCCGTATTGCGGTGGCTTGCGATCCGTCGCTTGCGGCCTCGCTTGCTGGTGGCGCTATCAACCAGGCCGTGTATTGGGACTTCAACGCCCAGTGCCTCGCGCCGACCGCTTCGGCTTCTTACAGCGTAACTTCGCTGACGTGGTCCGCCACCAACGGCGGTCAGGTTGCTGTCGTGATGGCTGCTGCCACTCCGGTCGCTGCAGTTGGCGACAACTTCACTCTGGCTGGCGCGACCAACACCGGCAACGGCGGCACGACCGCAATCAACACCGTTCACCAGGTCAACACGTTCACCAACAGCCAGAACTTCACGTTCTTGCTGCCGGGGACTTCGGCCATGTGGGGAACTCTTGGCGGAACCATTACGCTTGTCTACAGCGAAGCGGCTCTTCCGGTGCAAGTGCTTCGTGTGCAGTCGGGCAACTCGAAGGTCGTTGTCTGGGATCCGGTCAACAACGTCGCAACGTGGAATAACAGCGGTTCCGCCGCTCTGATCCAGATCTAAGGAGCCGCACCAATGGCGAATATCACTCCAGCCCGCGTAATGGTTTCTCCGCACTATATGGTGCCGGAAAAGCTGCTTCAGTATAGCCAGGCTTCCGGCGCGTTTGACGCTCTTGCGGGTGCCAACCCGCAGGTTCGTCTCGGCGAAGGCGACCTGTATGTCTACATTGATGCGTTCGACATCCGCACCACGATGGCGGCTGGTCAAGCGGCCTACAATGCTCTGCCGAGCGTCACGGTAACGGCGCGGCAGATTTCGACCCCGACTTACCTTCAGCGCGTTCGCGCCGAGTATGATCATCACGACACCGCGGCGATGTCGCAGTGGGGCGTGTCGATTGTCGAAGCGCAGCGCCTTGGTATGCGCCAGGGTCACTTCCAGCTGATGCGTTCGGCGCTGCTGTATGGTTTCAACGGTTCGAATGGCGAAGGCCTGCTGAACACCAGCGGCGCGACTGCTGCCAATCTTCCGGCTGACAGCAACGGCAACACGACCGTCGTCACTTACGACAACGGCCAGATGGCGTTCTTCCTGCTCTCGCAGGTGTCTGCCATGAAGACCCGCACCATGCAGCTTGGCATGGGCCACCGCATCGTGGTCCTTGGTCCGCAGCGTGTTCTCGGCGCCTGGGAGTATCAGGACATCGTGCAGGTGACGCAGTTCCAGCGCCAGGGTGCTGGCACGCTCTCGACTGCCGGTGTTGTGAAGGCTGTTGGCGAGATGAACGAGGATGAGATCCTCTGGTGCTACGACGACACCTTGATCGGCAAGGGCGCTGGCGGCACGGACGCCATTCTGGTGGTCATGCCTGAGGTTCACAAGCCGATGGGTGGCCGCGTCAACACCAACGTCTTTGCTGAACTTTCGCCGGGTCTGTCGGCCTGCACCATGCAGTTCTGCGACATGGCGGCGCCGCGTGAAATCCCGACTCCGCTTCCGGGTGGCGCGATTGACGTTCTGTCTGAGATGCGCGTGACTTCCGGCTGGGGCATTCGCCCTGAAGCCATCACCATCCTGAGCATGCAGTATCAGTGATGAAACCGGGATCAGTCAGTAGGCAGCAACCTACTGGCTGATCTTCACTTAAGAGGAAACCAAGATGCCCACTCTCTACATTGCCAATGCCAGCAAGCAGAAGCATGATTTTATCTATCGCATTCCGGAAGAGAACAATGTCCGGCGCCAGCAGATTCAGCCTGGCAGCCAGATTGTGATCTACCAGCCGAATGCACCGCAGAATGTGTTGAGCATGATTGTTGATCAGCACAAGGCCTATGGGTTGGTGGACGTTGCTGACATTGATCGCAGCAAGCCGTTTGTGGGTCTGTGCTATTGTTTCGACAAGCCGATCAAGGTTGAAAAGATTATGTATGCTGATGAACATAATGCTGGTGTGCTGCAGGAAACGAGCCAGGAAGCTCGTAAGATGTCTGCGGCTGCTTTGCATGCTGCCATTGAGCGCGTGACTGAAGGAGGCGCCAAGCTGGAGTCGCTGGAACTTGAGGTTGTCGAGCAGAATGGTTCGACGGAGCCTGGATTGAACGAGCGTGTTGAGGTTGTTCGGGATGGCACTGACACTGGCGCAAAGCGTGGTCGTGGGCGACCCAGGAAGGGATGATGCAACCGACTCTCACAGGGTTTAGTTCGTTTATCTACAACATCATGGGCATCAGCCCGTTGGTGCTGCCGACAGATAGCCCTGTGATTAGTTGGTCGTTTTCGGTGGCGACGATGCTGGTCAATCCAGCACTCGCCATCGTTGGATCTTCTTTTTCCGCAACGCCAGAGACGAACCTTTACGTCGAGGCGGTTTACAACCTAGCTGCCGACAACCTGATCAATTACGCCCAGGACCAGCCTGGCCGCACGTATTTTGCCGATCTTCGGGCGTCGTTGAAGATCAACAATTTTGCCGCTGGCGTTGTTCAGTCCGCGTCCGATCAAGGAACCAGCGATAGCCTTGCGGTTCCCGATTCGCTAAAGAATTTGACGCTGTCCAATTTGCAAAACCTCAAAACGCCTTGGGGGCGTGCTTATCTTGCGATGGCGCAGACCTACGGGACGATGTGGGGTGTGGCATGATCTTGCATCTGGGCGTTATTGAGCAACCATACAATAATTCCGAATCTTATGGAAAAGCTAAAAATAAAGCTTACAAATACGGAAAAGCAAAAGCTGGCAATATAGAAGCGCCAGCTATCGCTACGCCTATGGAAAAGACGACATTTGACGTGGCCGAAATGCTTGAAGACAAATATCACGTTATGGAGTTATTTTTTGAAGAGGTCGGCGTTGATCTAATTGCCAAGGCTTTAGAGCATTCCGTTAATGGCTCAATTCAAAATGTGCTTATGGGTGCGCCTGTGGTTGACGAGCCTTTGAGCCCGTCCAAACAAGGGCCTGTAAGCGAAGCCATGAACGAAATTGAAACTGCGTTTAAGCATTTTCTTTCTTTGCAATTTCTTGATGGCGTTGCTCGCGGCGTGCCGACGCAAGCTGCTTTGATGGGCGTCAATCATCGGATGAAACACCCGTATGCCAAACGCGAACCACGGCCTTCGTTCATCGACACCGGGCTATACCAGGCTAATTTCAAAGCGTGGATTGACTGATGGCGACAGTCAACGAAAGCGTCGGGAACGGTTCTCAGCTTCGGTCTACGTTGGCCGATGGCTTGACGATGATCTCGGAGAGCGCGTCTGTCGTCTTTACAAAATACGTAAAACGGATTCTGCCGCTTGATGGTTACGTGTTTTGGCTGGCCGGTGAGACGATCGTTGTTCAGGGCTCTTTGCATTACGCTTCGGTGCGTGAGCAACGTGAGGATGAGACAATCGGCATCAACCGTGTCATTTTTACCACAACGCAACCCGTAGAAAAACTGAACCAGGTCAACGGCCAGGTCATGTGGGTGGCGACCGTTGACGACATCCGGTTTGCTTTCTCTCAGCGTGGAATGTTCTATCAGCAGGCGGGCCTGTATCACTATGCGGGGGACGCTGTTTACCCGGCTCTGGCGTCTCAGCTAGTTACGAACCTGTATGACCTTTCGCCCGCCAATTTGATTGTCTCCAACAGCCTACCGGCGTGGTTGGCGCTTCAGACGTATTCTCCTGCGTGGCTGACAATCCCAAACCCGGCAATCATGTTGTATCCGTCGTTTTTGGTGCCGAGCAACATCGTGCCGCCATATGGCGTTGTTCACATTGAGCCAGCCCAGACGGCGGCAATCCAGGCAGCTCCGTTGTTGACAATCAACGCCACTCATTATCAATTGGCCACTGATCATGTTCGGATTACGCTTTACGGTGTAAACAACAGCGCGGCGTTGGATTTTGTCGATACGGTCAACCAATACAGCCTGCTTACCGATGTTATTGGCATTATGAACATGCCGATGATGCGCGATGACAAGCGGACCCAATCAGAGATACAATCCATCGCAATGAAGAAGACTATCGAGTATGATGTGAGCTATTACCAAGCGCGCATCAATGACGTTGCGCGGCAAATGATTGAACATGTCTTTGTTCAATACAATGTCGCCCCTTATCCTGTTGCCGCTTAATCAAGGAGTTTTGTCATGCCTCAAGCCCCCAACCAAGTCTATCCCGCCGTAGCCAGTGGCGTTGCAAAGCCGCTCATTGTTGACGCCAACGGCTTCTTGCTTGTTGCCGACAACGGTGGTTCGGAAGTCGCTGTGCTGAACATTACCGCAGCCACCGTCGTAAGGACCGGCGCTGGTTATCTTGGGCGCATCAACGTCAATGTCGCCGGTTCTGCTGGTGCGGTGTATGATTTTGCCACCACCAGCGGCACGGGCGCCGCCACTTTGATTGCTGTGATTCCTGCGGTTGTCGGCACTTACGCTTTCGACTGGCCGGTCACTGCTGGTATCGTCGTCGCCCCTGGCGCTTCTCAGGTGGTGTCGGTCGCCTACCGCTGATCTGAAGTCGTCGCACCCAATCGCCGGAGCCATCCATGCCGAGTATTGTCACAGTCAACGTCTCTCAGACTGTCGGGCCGACGCCCGCCACTCTGCAGCAATCCGGCGCACTCATTTCTCAGGGTGCGACGACCACCAGCGTGGGAACTGCTACGCTTCTCACTCAAGCCTCTGCCCTTACGTCGATTTTGGTTACGTCCAAAGCCCTTACTTCGGCGTCTTGGGTTGCCAACGTCGCCACCATTACCACTACCGTCGCGCACGGTTTGACTGTCGGAACCGCAATCTACCTTGCGGTTTCCGGCGTGTCAGTATCGTCTTACAACGGAACGTGGCTTTGCACGCCGACCACCACTACAGCGTTCACGTTCACGCTGATTGGCACATCAATTTCGGCTGGCACAGGCGGGACGTATTTGCCTAACAGCGCAGTTGAGCTGCAAGCAATGGTCACCACGTTTTTTGCCCAAGGGTCAAGCGTGTCGTGCTACGTGCTGGAATTGGGCATCGGCAGCGTCGATCAGGGTGTTGCCACTCTGACGTCTTATATCGCTGCCAATCCCAACAGCAACTACACGCCTGGCGCTGCTGGTTATTTCTACGCTTACGTCGTCCCGCGAACCTGGGACAGCGTTGCCAGCTTCATGACGCTGCTGCAAAGCTTCCAGTCCAACACTTCCAAGACTTACTTCTTCATCACGACAACTTTGACCAATTACGTCAACTACACCGCGTTGATGAAGTGCGCGTTTACGTTGATCGAATCGCCCAATTTCGGGACTTACACATCCAGCACGATCTCGACGCTTACTTATTCGGCCACAACGACTTATGTGACTGCAGTTACATCTGCTGCTCACGGCGTTGTGCCGGGTAACTGGTTTACGATCACGGGATGCACTCCGATCGCGTATAACGGCACTTGGCTTGCGTTGCCTGGCACTACCGGCACGTCGTTGGTCTATGCGGTTTCCGCCAACCCCGGCACTGCGACTGTTTTTGGCACTGTTTTGGCCAGTCTCTACGCAAACACGGGTGTCGTCGCCGCGTCGGAGTTCAGCATTGCTGCGGCGTTCTACACACTGCTTGGATACAACCCGTCTGCGGCAAACCTCGTCACTCCGTTCGCTTTCAGCTATTGCTACGGCGTCACCCCATTCCCGGTTCGCGGCAACAACGCTCTTCTGACTACGTTGAAGAATGCGTTTACCAACACCATTGGGACTGGCGCTGAAGGTGGGATCAGCAACACCATCATCCTGTGGGGAACCACGGAAGACGGTCACGATTTGACCTATTGGTATTCGGTAGATTGGGTGCAGATCGTCTCGGACGAGATGCTTGCAAACGCCGTGATCAACGGTTCAAACAACCCACAGAACCCACTCTATTACGACCAGAACGGCATCAACCGGCTTCGGGCGGTTGAGCAGACGGTGATGAACAACGCCATTGCTTTCGGTCTGGCGCTTGGGCCTGTGACGGTGACGGCGGTTCCGTTTGCAACTTACGTGTCGCAGAACCCGACTGACTACCCGGCGGGAATTTACCGTGGTCTTGCGGTCAGCTACACGCCGCAGCGCGGGTTTACGCAGATTGTCTTTTACGTCAACGTCACGTCGTTCCCGGCGGCTGGTTAATAGGAGCCCACGCAAATGGCTGGCAATCCGCAAGTCGTCCAGGGGACACTCAACCGCCTTCGTGGCAGCGTAGTGATCCCGTCTTTTCCCAACCTTAACGTCACGGCGCCCTATCTGGGGCGTCCTGGCATCACAATGGCGTTTGAAGGCGAGACCACCAACGCCATTCCGACGATGACGGGGACGGTTCAGTCCCCGCTTCCCTACCAAATGGTGACGATCACCATTGCCCTGCTTAAGACTCAGGCACTGGCTCCCCAGTGGGAAATCCAGCGCCAGACCTTGAGCGTGATAGGTGATGTGACGGTGACGCCTGATACGTCAAGCTTGCCGTCCTATACCATGAACAACTGCGCCATCGACAACGTCCGTGAATTGAACTTTGCAGGCGAAGACGCTGGTTTTGTTGTGACTGTGAAGGGCTATTACCAGATCAACAACTCGCTCTGGAGCCTGCTCTAACCTGTCTTCCGCCTGGGCATTGAGAGAGGTGTCCAGGCGCAACCCCTATCGGACGAAAGCAGCAAATGCGTCTTGATAACAAGTTGAACCTCATCACTGAAATTGAGACTGAGGACAAGACCACTATCTACGTCCACAGCACTCCGATTTCTCGTGAGGTGTTTGAAAAATACTTCCTGATCATCAGCAAGACGTTTGCGGCGATTATCTCGGAGGGTCTGAGTTTCATTTCCGGCCCACGAGTTGCGGCAATGCTGTTGAAGAAGATTGCCGTAGACCAGGGCGTCTGGGAAGGGCGTTCCGGTGTTGAGATGGGTTTGATGTCCGAGATTCGGCGCCTATCCAATGTCGTTATGCCGTCCGAGACGGGGTGGGTGACGGTTCCTTTTCAAGACGCGATTGACAAGAAGCTTCTGGATGGCGACGATATCGCGGAGGTTGAGGGCCTGATCTGTTTTTTTATCTGCGCCTCGGCCATGAGTCGCAGGACGGAAGTGGCGTCGGTTCTCGAAAGAATGCGTTTGTGGGGATCGCAAACAACGTCCTTGAACTCTACGGCGTACGCCGCTTCCTTGCCGATATTGACCGAGACAGAAACTTCTGCGCTTACGGCGAACACATCGTCAGTTCCTGCTTAGATTGGATTGCTAATGAGGGATTTGCCGAGTATTTTAATGAGCAAGTCCCCGAGTGGAAATGGGAGACGGCGCATGAGTATCGACAACGCTATCTTCTTGGAACACTCAAACGAGCAGGGATGATTTAGGTGGCCGTTAAATCCATCATCGACATTGAGATAAACGATGCCGCTTTTAAGGCATTTAAAAACCTGTTTGACAAACACAAAAAAGATTTGGATAAACTACCAGAAGTTTGGCAACTAACAACAGATTCCATTGTTGAAACAACGGACAAAGCAGACTCGCTGCTTCATGCAATTGAAGCGCAAACTAATATTCTTAATAAACAATTAATTACTCAAATCAAAATCAGCGAGGAGATGAAAAAGACTGATCGGAATATGGTCAGCATTGGCAGCAACAGCGGCAAAGCCCTGAAGAACATTCAAGGCATTACGTTCTCAATGCTAAAATGGGGCGCGATCACAGGCGCTTTGACGACGACGTTTGGCTTGCTTTCTGGAGCGACAGGTTTCTTTGGGTTGGATGCAATGGCTCGTGGCGCCAGTCAAACGCGCCAACAAGCTGGTGCGCTTGGTCTTAATCCAAACGAGCTTCAAGCCGTTCAAACCGTATACCGGAGGTTTAGTGGGTCGTCTGCGCTATTGGGAAACATATCTCAAGCCCAAGTCGATTACGGCAAACAATGGCGGCTTCGGAATCTTGGTATTTCTCAAGAAGACATTGAAGGAAAAACTTCGGCGCAACTTATGCCGCAAGTTATCGAGGCGTTGCACGCAAGATCTCAACAGGCCCTTAAGCAAGGGACTGGCGCCTTCACGGCACAAGCTGAAGGATACGGTTGGGCTGAATTGGTTGGCGGCATTCCCAATCTTCGAGAATTGGCAGGCCATTCATCTGCTGAAATTGAAACAGCAAACAGAGCCTTGCCGGGAACGCTAGAAAAGCTGGCCCTTGGAAAAGATACCATCAGCAAATGGGAAGATTTTATCCAATCCTTGGAAACGGCAACAGGAGAAATTACAAACAAATTTGTAGTTGCTTTGCAAGGTTTGGCCAAACCTCTTGGGCACATCACAACCGCTTTTGCCGATTTGTTGGTAAAAGTTTTTGAATCAAAGGGATTCAGAGACGGGCTGGAAACATTTGCCGCCTGGCTTGAAAACCTCGCCAGGAACATGGAAAAACCAGAGTTCAAAGAGTCCGTAGACAAATTCATAAACACAGTCACAACTCTCACTTCGAAATTCGTAAGCCTTCTTGATTGGCTGGCTGGGGGCGGGAAAAAAGGAGAAGAAACTCTAACGCCGCAGAATCCTTATGGGAAAGCTCCAATTTATTGGCAAGGCACTCAAGAACAGTGGAACGACCTTAAGCGTCGCCAACAGGCTGTTAAAGCAGAACAAGACAAAGCAGCCGAACAAACGCAAAACGCAATCGGAACAGCTTACAAATACGGAACAATTCCTGGGCTTCTCTACAGCATCTGGAATGCTGATAGCTTTTGGGAAAAATTCAAAACCGGAATCAATAAAGGTCTTGCTGGATCAGCAGGTGGCCCTGCAGGCGCCAATTACGCTTCTCCGAACGGTTATGTCCCACCTCCAATGCAAGGCGCAGCCAACAACAATTCTTCGACCGGCAAGCATTTTGCCTACGGAGAACAATATCTGGAAGCCAAACGCCCCGGTGCGTTTAGCGCGCTGGAAAAACAATATGATCTTCCGGCTGGTTTGCTGGCGCAAATCCACAAGCAAGAGTGGGATCCCAGACATCCTGTCTCTTCCGCTGGTGCTATGGGTCCGTTTCAGTTTATGCCAGGCACAGCAAAAGATTACGGCCTGGACGAAAAATCTGTGTGGGATCTTGCCAAATCATCCGAAGCAGCGGCACGATATTTTCAAGACCTGCTCGTCATGTTTAAAGGAGATGTCAACAAGGCGGCTGCGGGTTACAATTGGGGGCAAGGAAATGTCCAAAAAGCAATTAACCAATATGGAGACAATTGGAGAGAACACCTTCCTCCTGAAACAGAAAAATATCTAAACAACTTGAACAGGTCTGGTCTTGGAGTTAATTCTTTTACCGCGCAACCTGGCCAAGGCGTTAAGATTTCCCTCTACAACGCAACAGGTGGGCAAGTGAACGCGGTCATTTCCTCGTTGGCGGCATGATGCAATGAGCGGTTCTCTTCTCAATAACATCGGTCGGGTTATCTACGAACTCGGCTTTCAGATTTCGCCCATTCTTTTCACAGGTGGCATTGCCGACATGGCCCCGTTTGGGATTTTGCCTGTCATTGCAATTACGGAAACTGGCTACGATTTTGGTGCTTCTGGAACCGCCCTTGCTGCTGCAGGCGCGATCGTCACCACTGCCATTAATGCGCTAAACACCAAATCTTTGGACGATTTTTTTGCTCATTTCACGCCTGTGCAAGGCGGCAAGCTGGCCAACTACGCAGTCGGCATGTATCCGTTTGCCAACCAGTCCGTTGCCGCCAACGCGATCATCTCTGAACCGTTGACGATCTCTCTGCGGATGATCATCCCGGTCAACAAGCCTGGAGGGCACACGGCCAAACTCATCACAATGATGGCTCTGCAATCATCAATTCAGGCACACGTAAACAAGGGCGGCACGTTCACCATAGCCACCCCTGTGAAATTCTACACCAACTGCATTTTGACAGGCCTGACGGACGTCAGCCAGGGCAGCCCGATACCTCAAAATGCCTGGCAATGGGATTTCATCCAGCCGCTGGTGACGCTTGAGCAAGCCCAGGCAGCTCAAAACACATTCATGAGCCACACGGGCAGCGGACTAGCTACTCCCGTGCCGGGTAATCCGACATGACCACGACATACGATTTTACACCGCCGATCGGCGCGCCAAACGCGCAGGTTCCTTCTGTTGTTGCTCGGGTTGTTGCTTACGGTCTCAATCCAGTTGCTGTCCCATCTTCTGCTGGTCCGTTTACGTTTCAACCGACTTTGGACAACACACAATATACCATCACCGTGACTTGGGGCCTGTTTGGGCAACGCTTTTACGTGAACTGCTACACGCTTTCCGGCGTGTTGGTGTTCTCGGTTCCTTTGATTGGATCCATGATTGGCGTTAACCTGCAAAACCTTTCGTGGAATTATGGCACCGTCACAGCCACAACCAATGGCCCGCATGGGTATGAAGTGGGTTCCATCATTAACCTGACAATGATCAATTGCGCTCCCACCACATACAACGGCTTGTTTGCTGCAAACATTATCAACAGAACGCAATTCACTTACAGCGTTGCGTCGTTTCCTGGGGCAATTGCTGCTCTGGGATCCGTCCAATACAACATCAACATGGCAGCTGGATATTTTACCTCGTCGTTGATTTACCGAGTTGAAAACCAACAGTTTGAGGTAAGCCCGTGAGGTATTACCGGATTGAAATTACAGATCCCGCCAATCCAGGCCCAACCCAAGTTTACACCAGTTGGGTTAATGGCAAAAACGACCCAGGCGCGTTGAATGTGCAATTCAACATCACTACAAATACTTATGAATTTTTAACCAACGCAGCGGTTGTTCAAATTCAAGGAATATCTATAAAATCCATTAGCCAAGCCAGTAATCTAAACAACAAAAACATAAAAATATCTGCTGGTTTTCAAAAAGGTTTGCCGCTTGCCAATCCTGAGCAAAACGGCGTTCTTGTGAATGGCTACATCTCTCAAGCGTTTGGCAATTGGCTTGGCAACGACATGACGCTTGATCTTATTTTGAAGCCTGGTTCTTCACCGACAACTCCAGCGCCCACGCAACCGGCAACGGCACAATCATCTTCCATTGTTTCGGAACCTCTCCCCCCGCCTTTGGGTTCCATGAAACAACCTATCAATGGCAGTTTTAGCTGGCCTGCTGGCATTCCTCTTTCTGTTGCGATTAAAGAATTTTTAAAAAATGCGTTTCCCAAATATCCAGAACCTCAGATTGAAATTAATCCAAATTTGATTTTGGCTTATTCAATGCACAGTGTATACGACACACTTCCTGCGTTTGCTGAATGGGTTAATAATTTTTCTAAAAAAATTATTAGCATTTATCACAAAGGCCCAGGCCCATACCTGGGCGTAAAAATTGCTTTGCTGCAAAACAATGCGTTTTTTGTTTCAGACGGAACGGTTCCGCCGCCTGCTGTTACTCAGAACGCTGCAACCTCTACAACATCCGCTTCTTCCACTGCAAAAAACGCCGATAATCCGTCTTACAAACCAAAAACTATAGACATTGAGTTTAAAGACTTGATCGGCCAACCGACGTGGATTACGCAAGGTGAAGTTCAATTTAAATGCCCTATGAGAGCAGACATCCATTGCCTGGACACCATAAAATTTCCAGAAGGTGTATTTCCAACTATTGCTCCTTCAGAAGTCAGTGCTCCATATAATTATCGCAATACGTCCCAGCAAAAAGGGACTTTTAATGTTAATGAAATTAATCATTATGGAAATTTCCGCCAGCCAACTGCCGATTCTTGGGTTTCTCTTTTTAAATGCACATACTTGCCTCCAACTTCCACGTCTTCAAACCTAGGGTAATTTAGAACCGTCATGGCTGACAACGTCCAAACGACGCCTCTTTCACGGTCAATAATCCAACTCATTCAAAATGAGATTATTCAAGCAACACAACAAAATCCAAAATCTTTGCCCGTCAGCGTTGTAGCCGTTTCAAACGCAATGGTGACGGTTAAATTTGAAATCAATAGCACCATCAATTTTCCTCAAATTACCGTTCCGCAGGCTATATCGCGTTACGCTCGCCCACCAACGCAGATTGGCGACAAAGGATTTGTCGTTGCTGCTGACTTGTATCTTGGCGGCGTAACTGGGCTTGGCAATGGCGTTGCGGACTATCTTCGCAAAGAGGGCAACCTATCAACGCTGGTGTTCGTTCCTCTCAGCAACACCAAATTTCCTGCCGTTGATGGCAACGCCTACAACGTCACCGCGCCAAATGGGGTGGTGCTCAAAGACGACAGCGGCAACAGCAAGATCACGCTTACTCCGTCCTCAATTGTGATTTCCTGTGGAGCAAACAGCAAAATCACGTTGACCTCTTCCTCTGTGACAATTTCATATGGATCCAATTCCATTGTCGTTGACACGCATGGCGCTTCCATTGGTGGAAAAGACTTTGCAACTCACGTCCACAGCGGTGTTATGACCGGCGGCAACAACACTGGCGGGGTGGTCTAATGCGCGTTTATGGCCGCGACTCACAAACCGGCAAATGGATGGAAGTCACAACAGACTTCAATGGGTTCAACGACTATGTTTACGTCACGGCATTGATCCAGTGCTTGAAGCTAAACCTGAACGAGTCTCCGTTTTGGGCCAACTGGGGAATCCCCGCGCAGCAATCTGTCGTTCAGCAGATATTTCCCGACTATTATGTCGCTTTGATCCAACAGCGTTATTCCGTATACTTCGCGTCGTTGGCCATCCAAAAGGTCAATTCGCTTACGCCGACCTACAGAATCAACATCGTCACTAATCAGGGTGCGACAGTGCAATTGAGTATCGCAGTATGAGCGGCAGCACAACGATCCCGATCGTCCTGGGGCCTGCTGGCATGGTTCCGGCAGTTCCTGCGGACGTTCAAACGACTTTGCTCACTGCTGTCGCCGCGACCAATCCTGGCTATACGGCAAACCTGCCTGGGACGCTGATTGAGGACATCAGCAGCACTGATGTCGCCTCAATCATGCAGTGCAATTCGGCCCTTGTCGAACTGGTCAATTCGATCACGCCATATGGCGCCAATCAATTCATTCTCAATCAGCTCGGTCAGATCTACGGTGTGCAGCAGGGCCAGGCGACGAACGCCAGCGTCTACGTGGTGTTTACTGGAACTGCCGGATACGTCATTCCTATCGGGTTCTACGTGTCTGACGGCACATACCAATACATTGTGCAGGATGGCGGGATCATCAGCACGGGCGGCACAAGTCCGTCTCTTTATTGCGTGGCGACTCAATCTGGATCCTGGGCGATACCCGCTAACACCGTCACAACGATCGCCACGTCTGTTCCTTCGGGATACACGCTGACCGTTACTAATCCGCTTGTCGGAACGCCCAGTTCCGGCGCGCAGACCGTTGAAAATTATCGGTCGCAAGTTTTGCAAGCTGGTTTGGCTGCCTCGATGGGGATGGCGCGTTATCTTAAAACGCTGCTTGGAAACGTCTCTGGTGTTCAAATCCGGTTGGTTTCCGTGGTGCAAGTCGGCTCGACCTGGGAAATTATTGTCGGCGGCAGTGCAGACCCGTATCAGATTGCATATGCGATCTATTCTTCCATTTTTGACACATCTACCTTGGCAGGATCTCAGACTGGCACGATTAGCGGCATCAGCAACGCCTCGGCGGCTGTTGTGACGACGCTGCTCCCGCATGGCCTGACGACCGGAAACAGCGTCACGATCTCTGGTGTTCTTGGCATGATCGGCGCCAACGCCACATGGACAATCACGGTTCTTTCGACGACTACGTTCAGCATCCCTTACAACTCGACGTCTGCGCCTACGTATGGCGGCGGTGGCGCTTTGGCATCCAATGCTCGCACGCAATACATCACAATCACGGATTACCCGAACACCTATTTGGTGCCGTTTGTTGTTCCTGTTGTGCAATATGTCACCATTGGTTTGGTGTGGAACACGACGTCCACAAACACGGTTTCTGCCGCCACAATGGCGTCTTTGGGTGCTATTGACTTGGCGGCGTATATCAACAGCATTCCAGTCGGATCTCCGATCAATCTTTTTGAACTTCAAAACGCATTCCAGATTGCAACAGCAAGCGTTCTTCCAACACGGCTTTTGACGCGAATGATTTTTACCGTTTCCATTAATGGAATTTCGGCGGCACCGTTGACGATCTCAAGCATTGGTGTCGGAACCACGACGACAATTTACACACCTCTTCCGCATGGCCTTTCCGGCTCTATCACGATCGCCATTTCTGGTGCGACCGGAACGGCGTTGATTAATGGCATGTGGACGCCGACCGTCCTCACGCCTTATTCGTTTACGATCCCCTACAACTCGACTGGCTTAGCCTATAACGCCAACAGCGGATCCATGTCGCAGACGACCGGCGGCATCATCCCTGGTGATCCGGAAGGTTATTTCTCGACAGCGCTTTCAAATATCACAATCACTCAGGGGTGATGAGGTGAGCGGTTCCACCAGCTTTAGCAATAACTGCCTGCAAAACGCCATTCCATCATATTTGTATCAGCAATATTCTGATGATGACGATTTGCAAGCGTTTGTATATTCCTACAACGCAATAGCCCAGCAATACGTCAATACGTTCAATCAGCTAAATTTGCCTGTTTATACCAGTCCGACAATCACTGGTGATTTGCTAGATTGGGTTGGAAAAGGCATCTACGGTTATCCAAGAGCCGACATTCCTGGGACTGCGCCTGCTTCATATGGTCCGCTGAACACGTATGGGTCGAACTACAAGTATCCGTTGAACAGCCAAACATCGACGTCTGGAACGACGTTTGTAACCACGGACGATGTCTACAAACGGCTGTTGACCTGGCATTTTTACAAGGGCGACGGCAAGACGTTCAATGTCCGCTGGTTGAAACGGCGCATCATGCGGTTCTTGACCGGGGACCAAGGCGCAGATCCTGGCGTAAACACGACGTATCAAATCAGCGTGACGTTTGGTGCTGGCAATGCCGTCAGCATCACCATGCCGACTTATCCGTTGGCCACGATACTTAAAGCAGCTATTGACAGTGGTGCTGCTGAATTGCCATTCCAGTTTGCCTACACCGTCACCGTGACAGGGCCTGTTGGCGGAAATGTGTTGTGGGCGAACAATTCCGGCGCCACCGTAGCGTGGCAGAACAATTCTTTGGTTACTCTTTCGTGGGTCAACTACTAATTATGGGTGTTTTTTAGATGGCAGTCCCCTACACGTTCGCCACTGCTTCAGGAACTCTTGCCCTGAGCCAGTTGGATGCGAACTTTTCTTCGCTTATCACGATCGGATCGTCGACCGTTGGCCTTGGTTCAACGATCACGTCCATTTCCGGCTTGTCGCTGTCGGGTGTTACGCTTTCTGGTTCGTCGGTTCTTGGGACCCCAACAAGCTTGACCCTTACAAACGCCACCGGCCTTCCGCTTGGCGGAACCGGCGTAACTGGCACGCTTGGCGTTGCCAACGGCGGCACGGGCTTGGCCACTCTGTCAACCAACAACGTGCTGCTCGGCAACGGAACAAGCGCAGTTCAAAATGTGGCGCCTGGCACGACCGGAAACATCCTGGCGTCAAATGGCACGACGTGGACGTCCTCGACACCTGCAACATCGGGCATTGTGACCAACGTCGGAACGCCAACTACTGGCCAGATCGGCATCTGGACAGGCGCGACGACCATCCAGGGTCAAACGGTTCTTGGCGTTGCCAATGGTGGCACCGGGTCAACGTCCTCTACCGGCACGGCTGGCACCGCTAATGTTTTGGCAACCAGCCCGACAATTACAACTCCGACCCTTACAAGCCCAACTGTTTCCGGCACAGCGGTCATTCCGATTATCAACGCTGGTGCATCAACTGCATTGACGTTGCAATCCAACAGCACCACAGCGTTGACGCTCAGCACGACGCAAAACGCCACGTTAGTCGGTAATCTTGCGATGGCTTCGTCGTTCATGCGAAACCGCATCATCAATGGAGCAATGGGAGTCGCCCAACGCGGGACAAGCTTTACGACACCGGCAAATGGCGCATATACGCTAGATCGGTTTTTTGTTAGCTGGACCGGCGCGGCGCCCGCCACCGTCGCGCAAATAGCTGGCCCAACCGGATATCAATATGCTCTTCAAATAACGGGTGCGGCATCAAATACAGCAACGGCAATAAATCAAAACATAGAATCCAATAATATAGCAGACTTGGCCAGCACAACCGTGACTCTTTCTGCAACAATCTTTGCATCAGTGGGGCAAACCGTAGCGTGGACAGCGTATTATCCAACAGCAATTGACAATTATACAAGCAAAACCTCAATTGCAACAGGAACATGGACAGTAACAACTACGGCTACAATTTATTCGGTTCAAATAGCTTTGCCTGCCAACGCTGTTAACGGCTTGCAAATTGTAATTTCACCCAACAACGGGGGTGCTTTTACATCAGGAACTTTGACGGTCACAGGCGTTCAGGTTGAGTCTGGGTCTATTGTTACGCCGTTTGAGCGCAGGCCGTTTGGCGAAGTTCTGATGCTGTGCCAACGGTATTTTTTCTCTACAGGAACCAACACAAACAAGCTTAGCAACTATTATACCGGAACAGGCGCAAACGCTATTGGAACAGTTTATTTTCCAGTTTCCATGCGAATAATTCCGGCTATGACTTTTAATGTAACTACATATGCAAACTGTTCTGCGCTTGCGGTGGATTTTGGAGCAAACCAGTCGTACAGTTTGCAAGTAACAGGCGCAGCAACAACTCCAACGCCAACAACTAATACGTTTGTTTCTGTCATTGTCTCTTACACAGCATCTGCGGAGCTTTAAACAATGCCGGTTTATACAAACGCTCAATATTGCAACAATTCCAACGGTGAGTTAAACGCAATCCGGGTTGATATCAACGGCATCACGACGTTTGTGCCAATTGAATCAGCCTGCCCGGATTACGCCAACATGATGGTGTTGGTGGCAGAGGGTCAACTTACCATCGCACCCGCCTCGTAACTACAACGCCCGCAGCAAGCTACTCACTTTCGGCATTACAATAGAGGAAAACCACAATGCCCGTGTCTGATGATCATCCGATTACTCTGACGTTCACCGTCTCTCAGATCAACAAGATGCTTCTTGCGCTTGGCGATCTTCCGTTCGCAAAGGTCGCCGACATGATCCTGGCGATTCGGACGCAGGGCGAAGATCAGCTTGCAGCAATTGCGGCGTCTGCGCCGGAAGAGCCTAAAGCCGAACCCGTGGCCGGGTAAGTCCAGGCACAATGATCACGTCAGCCAATCGCACAGTCTACGTCGTTCCGCCCTGGCAAAGCGGATTGCGGTGGCCCCCTGGGCAACCAGATGACGTCTTGGACTATGCGTTGGACATTTCGGCTGCTTTGATCGACGTAGGCGATGTCATTTCAGTAGCATCTGCCTGCGTGTCGCCTTACGGAACAGGCGAACTGTTGATCAACAGCATTTCGTTTTACGGAGATGTGATTACAATTTGGGTGTCTGGCGGGGTAGCTGGTCGTATGTATACGGTCAATATCAACGTCATAACTACTGCGGCGCGTGATTTCTCATGGTATATTCGATTGCCGATGAGTTCTGAATTGGCGTCTTATCCGTTATCAACACCTCCGTCTCCAGGCTACAGCACTCCAATTCACACTTAGAAAGGCTTCTGGCATGTCGTTTTCCAATTCACAAGGCTCGGCCAGCGGCGCTATTCCAGGCTGGATTGTTCCTGGTCCGGGAGGCGCCGGTTGGACGCCGCGGGCTGCAACGGCGTCTGCCATTACAACTGGCGGAACGGCTGTCACTGTTTTGACCGGCGTCATCAACGGCGGATATATCTACAATCCGTTGACTGCCGCCGAACAAAAGATTGTCACAGCAGAACCGCTTTACATTGATTTGGTCGGCACGCCTCTGGCGACTGCGGCTGGTGGCAACGGCACGACGCTCACTTTGGCGCCTGGCGCTGGGTATCAGCTTCCTGCCATTGCGGCAGCCGTCACGCTAAAAGCCAACGCAGCAACCAGCGCCCACGCTTTCACCGTCTTCGTTTGGTAAGGTCAAACCATGCCTCTTGAAAAAGGGAAAAGTCACGAAGCAATCTCACGCAACATTAAGCGTGAAGTTGAAGCTGGCAAACCGCAGAAACAAGCCGTCGCCATCGCTTTGCGGACGGCTGGCGTTGCGCGCAAAGACGAGATCCACAGCTACATGGACGCCGTGGTGAAAGGCGATAGCACTTCAATGGCCAAGCATTTTCGGGGGCATAAATGACCCAAATTATGTGGACGAACAACGCCACCACGACGTTGGCTTCGCCCATCACGACCACTTCTGCAACATCGCTTACTGTCGCCAGCGGCACAGGCGCATTGTTCCCTTCGCCTGGCACTGGGCAGTATTTTAAAGTCACGCTTAACCCGGCAACGGGCAGCAGTCCTTCGCCGGAAATCGTCCATGTGACGGCTCGTTCCACCGACACGTTCACCATTGTTCGCGGTCAAGAAGGGACCACGGCATCAACGTGGGCTACTGGCGCCCTTGTTCAGAACTTGCTGACTGCCGGAACGATGAACGCGCTGGGCCAGGTTATTTACAACGCTGGCAACCCGAACGGCGCTGTCGCTGGCCAGGCGGCAAGTGCGTCGAACTCTCCTTCGATGGTCTGGGATACAACAAACGGATTGTTGTGGGTTTGCACGACGTCTGGCCCATCAGGAAGTGCTGTTTGGATCGCAGAGGCACCTTTGAACAGCCCGACGTTCACTGGCACGCCTGCAGCGCCGACACCGGCCACATCTGACAACACCACAAAGCTGGCAACCACTGCCTACGTCCGAAACTACGCAGCGCCGATTGCTGGCAGCTCAGGTCAGGTGTTTGCGGTTGCTGCAGGAAGCGGCGCCACCCAGGCCGTCAATTTCGGTCAGTTTGCATCTTCCCTTGGTTCTTCCGGGTCGCAAACGCTTCCGACTGGGTTGATTTTAAAATGGGGTGTGTCTGGCACGCTTCCGACCGGAAGCAACCTTGCGTCTATTGCCGGAACATTTCCCGTTGCATTCCCAACCGCTGCTTATGGAATTTGGGGAACTCCAAACAACGCTTCGTCTCCCGGTTGGGTTGCTTTGACCGTTTATCCGGCTGCTCTTTCGTCAACGGGATACACGTTCTCTTGCGATACAGCAGGCATGTCGGCGCAACCAATCACCAACACCGTCAGAATTACTTGGTTTGCGATCGGAAGCTAAGTGAGCAATTCGACCGTCCGCACTATCGTCCTTTACGCAGCAGGAAATGAGTTCTTGCAATGGCCGATTGCGGAACCGGCGGACATTCTTGACTACCTGATTGACGCCACGCTTGCGGTTGGCAACGATTACATTGCGTCGGCGTCAGTCAGTGTTACGCCTTCCGGTTCAGGCGAGATGGCGCCCGTCAGCGTCACAGTCACGGGCGCCATCATCAACGTCAAGTTGTCTGGCGGTGTTGCCGGTCGAACTTACTTTGTTTGCGTGGACGCAATCACTCAGCTTGCACGCGAGTATTCCTGGGTGGTGACGCTGCCGGTTAGCGCGGAGTTTGCCACATACCCGCTGCCGATTGCTCCGGTGCCAGGCTTTGGATCCGTTGTCACTTGGACCTACTCTGGACCCTATCGACCGATTACGCCGGTTGTGCCGTCTATCCCGACCAGCACAGAAGTCACGTCGCTGGCCAGGACAATTGCCATTCCGAAAGCGGGCAATATCTTCCTGCAATGGCCGGTGGCCGAGGCGCAAGAGGACCTTGATTATTACCTTGATGCGGCGGCGCCAATTTCTCAATATGCCGATGGCATCTACTCGTTGGCGATTAGCATCGCTCCATCTGGCGCGGGCGAACTGCAAACAACCTATTTAAACCTGTCGGGAAATTACGACGTTGAAATTTGGCTGGCAGGTGGCGTTGCGGGGCGCGTTTACACAGTCCGGGTTGACGTTGCCACGGATGCAGGAAGAACATTCTCCTGGCCAGTTACGCTGCCAATTGATATGGACTATTCCGTTCCTCCGTTCTCGCTTCCGCCTGATCCGGGATTTGGCCCTCCGTTCGTTTGGGTCAACAACGGGATTGCGTTGGAAAGTGGCCTTGGACTTTGGGGGCTGGAAAGCGGAAATGGCGCTTGGTTCTGGGGATGACGCATGACTAATACATCGATCAGCCAAGCAACACTTACGACACCACAAAGCACGGATCGGGCTCCAATCGCGCGTCCCAGCGACATTACCGCCCGTTCTGTCACTCTCGGCTCCATTGCTGCTTTGGCGTATCCTGTCGCCGCGGTTAATGGCGGCACTGGTGTCACGACTGCGCCTGCAAACGGGCAATTGCTGATCGGAAACGGGACCAGTTATGTCCTAAATACGTTGACGGCTGGATCTGGCGTTTCGATCAACAACACGGCTGGCGCAATTACGATCGCCGCAACCAATTCAGGCTCCGTCACCAGCATCACCGCACTTAGCCCGTTGACCGGCGGGACGATCACCAGCACAGGTTCGATTGGTTTGAATCAACTTGGCATCACCAACGTTGGAACGCTGGTGGTTGGCGCGATTGGCACCGGGTTTACGGCAATTCCCAACACGGCGCTTGCCAACAGCAGCGTCACGGTCAATAGCACCACTATTGCGTTGGGCGGTGCAGGCACAATTACGGCTTCCAACCCGTTCGCGCTAACAATCTCCAGCCCGTTGACTGGAGCGTCTTATTCGGGCTCCTCCGCAGTCACTATTGGCCTGGGAACAATCGGCACCGCAGGCGCATACGGCTCTGCATCGTCGGTGCCGGTCATCACGACCGATGCTTACGGGCGTGTGTCTGGCGTTACGCCGACCGCCATTGCCATTGCGTCGAGTGCCGTATCTGGCCTGGCTGCATCGGCGACGATTGACACCACGAACGCGGGCAACATTTCTTCTGGCACATTGCCTGCGTTGCGATTGTCGGGAAGTTATACGGGCATTACGGGCGTCGGGACATTGACGGTAGGCGCTATCGGCACGGGCTTTGCGGCAATCCCCAATAGCGCCCTGGCCAATAGCGCAATTACGATTAACAGCACCCCGGTTTCTTTGGGCGGCACGATCTCGATCTCGGTAGGCTCAGGCACTGTCACGAGCATCAGCACCGGCACCGGGCTTTCCGGGGGTCCGATTACGACGTCGGGAACCATTATCCTCGCGTCGATTGCGGGCAATTCTTTGTTGGGCAATCCCGGCACGGCATCGGCATCCCCTGGCGCGGTAACAGTTGGCTCTGGCTTGACGCTTTCGGCTGGCGGCACTTTGGCGGCATCGTCAACCACCGGAACCGTAACCAGCGTCAGCGTTGCGGGCGGCTCCACGGGCCTCACAACGTCGGGCGGGCCTATTACAACAAGCGGCACGATTACGCTTGCCGGCACGCTTGCCGTTGGCTCTGGCGGCACGGGCGTCACGGCGTCTTCTGGCGCCAATAGTGTTGTG